TGGTTGTATCTACTCAACTACTTTGTCAAATGGCAGAGAAAGAAGATGGAAGTTTAGCTTTTGATATGTCAGATGCCCCAATGTTGCAAAGACAACTTCCCGAAAAAGTTTTAAATGATCTTGAGCTTTTCTTGAATGACATCAAACTTGATATAGACACAGCAAAAAAAGAATAAAAGGGGACACTTGGCTCAGGTTTGAGTTTTTCCTAGCAACAGAACTCGGTAAGACAGTGCAAGAACTCAGGCTCAATATGACTGAGGCAGAGCTTATATATTGGGCTGGATATTATGAAATAAAGCATGAAGAAGAAAAGAGGGCGTTGCAACGACAAAAACGCAATTCAAGGTAATATAGAATAAAGGTTTTTTTTATTTGTGGCAGAAGCAGTCGTTAGGTTAAAAGTTGATGCGACAAACGCAAATAAGGCTCTTAATGGTGTTCAAAAAAGAACTGAAAAATTACAGGGAGCTTTTGGTGGCCTTAGAACAGCTATTGCTGGCATTGGAATTGGATTATTAGCAAGACAAGCGGTAAATACTTCAGCAAACTTTGAAAAACTAAATGTAAGACTAGGATTGCTGACAAAGAGCAGTGCAGATTTTGCAAAGTCGCAACAGATTGCCGCAGATGCACAGAAAGCTTTTGGTTTGAGTGCAGTTGAGGCTTTAGAAGGCGTTACAGATATAACAGCAAGACTAGCTCCACTTGGAACATCAGTTGAAGATATAAAAACTGTATTTTTTGGATTTAATACAGCGGCAAAACTAGCTGGTGCATCAGCTATAGAGTCGTCCAACGCATTTAGACAACTAGCACAGGCTCTCGGCTCAGGAAGGCTGGCTGGTGATGAATTTAGAAGTGTTTCAGAACAAGTGCCAACAGTTCTTGCTCCTATTGCTGAAGAGCTTGGTGTAACCATAGGAGAACTAAAAAAACTTGCTGCTGATGGTGAATTAACCAGTGATGTTGTACTCAGGGCTTTAGGAAGAATAGGAAATGAAGGGAGTGGGTTTTTAAAGGAGCTATTAAAAAACGATCCGACACAAGTTTTTAAAGATTTTAATAATGCAACTGAGGATTTATCGAGAGCTTTTGGAGATCAATTAAGACCTGTTGTAATGGACGTAACAAAGGCTTTGACAGGATTTATCACAAAACTCACAGAATTTATAAACTCAGATGCTGGAAAAGCAGTTTTTCTTTTAACAAGTATTGCTGGTGCAATCAAGGCTATTGCTGTTGTTGCTCCTTTGGCTGGGGCTGCTGTTTCTGCATTTGCTATCAAAGTTGGTGCATTGAAAATTGCAGTTCTTGGTTTGTCTGGTGCTTTGGCTGCAAGTGGTATTGGAGCATTTGCTTTGGCTCTTGGATTTGTTACCACAAAAATAATACAAACCAGAAGAGAGCAAAAAGAATTAAATGATGTAATCACAAAAGGTGCTGGAGAAGAAGTTGCAAAAGCTTTAGAAAAACAAAAGGATATTTTAGGAGATATAAATGAAAGATTGATCAATGCAAATGGCAGAACTAAAAAGAGTCTTGAAACTAAAAAGAAAGAAGTTCTTGAAGATATAAAACTATTGGAAGGGAGAAACAAAACTTTAGAAAAAGAAGCAGAAATTACAGAAGAAAAGAAAAAACAAAACGAAGAGCATAAAAAGTCAGAAGAATCTATTAACAACCAAAAAGAAGCAACTGAAAAACTCAAAGAAAAAATGACAGAAGTAGGTGAAGAGATTGAAAGCAGTATAAAAAATAATCTTAGGGACGCAATAACTGGAGCTAAAACATTTGGAGAGGCCATGACAGGCGTGCTTAATCGCATTAGGGATAAGATCATTGATGCACAATTAGACAAGCTTATAGGTGGCTTTGGAGAGGCATTTGGTAAGAGTGCAAGCGGTGGAGAGAAAAAAGGACTTGGAGGATTTCTTGGTGGAATACTTGGAGGCCTTTTCAAAGCAAATGGTGGCCCTGTAAAAGCTGGACAGCCTTACATTGTTGGTGAACGTCAACCTGAGCTATTTGTTCCAAGAACCTCTGGCACTATTATGCCCTCTGTTCCAATGGGAGGAGAATCGGTTGTAAATAACATCACAGTCAGTGTTGACGCTACAGGATCTGCCGTCAGTGGCTCATCTGCTGAAGGTAATGAGTTAGGTCAACAAATTGCTGTTGCGATACAATCAGAATTAATTAGACAAAAACGCAGCGGAGGTTTACTTGCATAATGGCTACATTTCCAAGCATCACACCTCAATACGCAACACAAGAAACTAAAAACTTAGATTTTGAGAGAATTAGATTAGGTGATGGCAGAGAGCAGCGTTTAGTGTTTGGCTTGCCAGCAAATAAAAGACTTATTAATTTAAATTTGACATTTAATGTTTCGACAACAGATGCTTCAACTATAGATACTTTTCTTGATGAAAGATTTGATGATCAAGCAAATTTCGATTTCACTCCGCCTCATCATTCATCAGCATTAAAATTTATCTGCACACGAAGATCGAGAACAGCAATACTAAACAACAGAGTAATTATGAATTTAACCTTTGAGGAGGTTGCGGAGGCTTAGATGGCAATTCCACATTCAGAATTACAATCATTGAATCCATCAGCAATTATTGAACTTTTTGTTTTAGAACTTGTGGCGGGTTTGCATTATGCAACAGGAAATCCAGATAGTGTACCAACTACATTCAGATTTCATTCTGGTTCAAATATGAATAGTAATACTGAACTTGTTTGGCAAGGTAATTCATATCAAAGACTACCTATTGCTGCAAGTGGTTTTGCATATACTGGTAGAGGTCAAACCCCAAGACCACAATTAACCTTAAGTAATTTTGGTGGTATTACAAGAAGCGGATCAGTAATTGATGTTTCTGGTTTTTTGGCGATTGTAAATCAAACAACTGCACATAATGACTTACTAAATGCAAAATTAACTCGATTACAAGTGCTTGCCTCTAGTTTAGATAATGCAAATTTTAGTTCTGGCAGTAATCCTTTTGGAACTCCAAATAGTGATGAATTACCCCAAGAAATTTATTTTATTGATAGAAAAATAACAGAAAACAGACAAGTCGTACAATTTGAATTAGTAGGACAGCTTGACGTTGAAAATAAACAGTTACCAGCTAGACAAGTCACAAGGGCTGATTTCCCCGCTGTAGGTACTTTTGTTTCATAATGTATGTTCAGAAATCTTGGAAAAAAGATGCAATGGAACACGCAGAAGAATGTTATCCAGAGGAGTGTTGTGGTTTAGTTGCAAAAAAAGATGGTAAAGAAATTTTTTGGAAATGCAAAAATATTGCTTATGAATTTAAAGCAACATCTTTTGTAATTGACACTGATGACTGGGTTGAGTGCGAAGATAGTGTTGACGATATAATTGGAATAGTTCATAGTCACCCTGATAATGAATTACAATTTTCACTTTCGGATAAAATAAGTTGTAAAGAATTAGATCTAACTTTTTATCTTGTAGAACCCGCAACTGATCGTATGATTAAAATAGAGCCAAACGAGGTCAAATGCTAAGAAAAATTAGAGTTTATGGAAGGCTTAGAAAATTTTTAGGTCAAGCTGAGTTTGAAGCTGACGCAAAAAATGTAATTGAGGTTATAAGTTTTTTAAAATGTAATTTTAAAGGCATACAAAAGCACATGATGAATCAAGAGTATAAAATCACTTGTGGTAACACAGTTATTACTGAAGATTTACTTACTTTAAAAAGTTCTAATGAAATAAAAATAGTTCCTCTGGCTCATGGAAATTTCTTTTTTAGTATTGCTCTTGGAGCTTTAGCAAAATTTGGTGCAAGTAAAGTTGGAGTAACATTGTTAGGTAGTAAATTACTAGCAACTGCCGCTACTACTGCTTTAACTGCGGTAGGTACAAGTATGATTGTTGGAGGTGTAACGCAAATGTTGACACCTCAAAGAAAAAACATGAACTCTGCTTCAAGTGGAATGGATAGATTAGATCCAGCAGCTTTAGCAAGTAACTATAGTTTTACTGGTCTTAGTAATGTCAGCCAAGCTGGTATTCCAGTTAATTTAGTTTTTGGAGAAATTATTGTTGGATCTATAACTGTTTCTAATGGCATTGATACAGTTCAAGTTGAGGGAGAAAATTAATGGGATTTGAACCGACAGATGAATCAAGAGTAATTATTAATCCTGATTTGCCGTCAGATGCACTTTCTAGTAAGCAATTTAACACACTTATTGATGTCGTTTCGGAAGGAATTATAGAGGGAAGTGCAACAGCGTCTAAAAATGGCGTAACTGATAAAACATCTACTGAATACAAAAATAGTTTTTTAAAAGATATTTTTTTAAATCAAAATCCAATTCTACAACCAGCAGCTAGTGTAAGTAATCCATCAGACTCGGATTTTAATTATCAAAATGTTTCTTTTGATTTTCGTTTAGGTACAAGCAATCAAACTTTTATTTCTGGTATTGATGCAACAGAAGCTGAGAATATTATTGGTACAACTGTCACAACATCAACTCCTGTAACACACACTGTTTCTTCAGATACTATTGACGCTGTAAGAGTTACTGTGAAATTTCCTTCTTTGCAGCTTTTTGATGATAACGGAGATATAAAAGGCACAGAAGTAAGGCTTAATATTGTAACTATAGAAAATGACGGGACTACAACAACTGTTATTGATGACACAGTAAAAGGCAGATCAACAAATCCATATTTAAGAGATTATTTAATAAAATTTAGATCAAACACTGCTTTTCCTGTTTCTGTAAGAGTTGGAAGAGTTACGGCAGATAGTACAGAGGCAACTCTAGTAAATGCTTTTAGTTTTCATACTGCAACTAATATAATTTTTGAACAAAACGCATATCCAAATACTGCTCATGTGGCATTAAGACTTAATGCAGAGCAGTTCCCAAGAGTTCCATCAAGGCGTTTTAGGCTGAGAGGTATTAAAGTATCAATTCCAAATAATGCTACTGTAAACTTGGCTGATGGCTCTTTAAGCTATAGCGGAACATGGGGTGGAACTTTTGCCACTGAAAAAGCATGGACAACAGATCCAGCTTGGATTTTATATGACATTCTTACAAATGACAGATATGGCTGTAACATACCCGCAGATAATTTGAATAAATTTACATTTAAAGAGGTAAGTGACTACTGTGGATTTCAAGTAGATGCTGGTAATGGTGATGGATCTACGGAGCCACGTTTTGCACTTAATGTAAATATTACACAACGTCAGTCTGCGTTTGATTTGATTAATGATATTTGTAGTGTAATGAGGGTAATGCCATTCTATGAAGCTGGTGGAATTTCAATAGCTCAAGATGCCCCCTCAGATCCTGTTTATATTTTTAACTACAGTAATGTGACAGAAGATGGATTTCAATATACAGGAAGTAGTTTAAAAACAAGACATACAGTTATCAATGTCACTTACTTTGACATGATTACACAAGAAACAGATGTTGAAGTTGTTGAAGCTGATAGTGCTACTCAAACAAAGTACGGTGTAAATGTAAAAAATATTGTTGCTTTTGGTACAACGTCTAGATCTCAAGCTAGAAGATTTGGAAAATGGTTTTTGTATAGTGAGCAAAATAATGGAGAAACTTGCACTTTTTCGACTACTATTGCTGCTGGTACTTTAATTAGACCTTCAAACATAATTTCAATCTCTGATCCTGTTAAAGCTGGAACCAGAAGAGGTGGTCTTATTAGCTCTGCAACTTCAACAGTAATAACCATTGATGATCGTGCTAATACAAATATTCCATCATTATCTGAATCACCTACATTAACAGTGATGCTTCCAGACGGCACTTTACAAACTAGAACAATAGCAGATTTTAACTCAAATGTTTTAACTGTTTCCTCTGCCTTTTCACAGACTCCAAATGCAAATGCTCCGTATATTATTGAGACATCAACTTTGCAAACAACTACATGGCGTGTGATAACTATAACAGAAAATGATGATAAGACTTTTTCAATTACTGCACTTGAACATGACCCTGACAAATATGCTTTTGTAGAAGATGGCAGTGCAATTCCAGCCAAAAATACTTCAATTCTTACAGAAATAAAAAGACCACCAGAAGGATTATTTGCTGAAGAGAAAATTGTTGAGATAAATAATAGAGCAGTTTCAAAAATTATCCTTGACTGGCAACCTGTTTCAGGAGCTTCAAATTATAGAGTGCAATTCCGATCTAACAATGGAGATTTTAATGAAATAACAACATCTTCAAGCAGTGTAGATATATTAAATACTGACGTTGGGAACTATGAGTTTCGTGTTTTTGCTTATAACGCAGTAGGTCAACCATCTGCAAACCCTTCAACACTCAACTTTAATGCTATTGGTAAAACAGCAGTTCCAGCAAATGTAACTAATGCAACACTAGAGCCTTTGCCTGACGGAAATACAGCAAGAATAAGATGGGATCAAACTACAGACCTTGACGTTAAATATGGAGGACAGGTATATATCAGGTTCTCTGAACTAAGCAGCGGTGCAACTTTTTCAAACAGCACAGACGTTATAGAAGCTGTTGGAGGAGCTACAACAGAAGCTACTGTTCCTTTAAAATCAGGAACTTACTCTTTAAAATTTCGTGACACAGGCGGCAGATTTAGCACAACTGAAGCAACAATAACAGTTACAGTTCCAAGCATAGGAAATAAACTTTCAATAATTAGTCAAAGAGAAAATCCAAATTTTGCTGGCACAAAAACAAATCTAACTGTTGCATCAAATGAACTGAAATTAACAGATCCAGCCACTAACTTGACAGGCTCTTATGCTTTTCAAAATGCTCTGGATTTAGGTGGTGTGTTTTCTTTAGAGATAGAAAAACATCTAAAAAGCGTTGGCATAAATGAGTCTGATTTATTTGATAGTATTCCAAATTTAGATTTAAGGGACGATTTTGATGGAACTGTTGCAGAGCAAACAAATGCCACAGTCTTGGTTAGAACCACAAGTGACGATCCCTCTAGTTCTCCTACTTATGGATCATTTAATAAATTTTTTAAAGGAACTTTTAAAGGAAGAGGATTTGATTTTAAGTGTGATATACAAAGTGAAAACGCAAATGAAAATATAAAAGTTTCTGAACTTGGATTTGATGCCTTTTTACCAGCTAGAACAGAGCAAAGCACAACAATAAAAACATCAGGAACTTCAGCATCTGGGTTAGATATTAGTTTTGCTAATTCATTTTTTACAGGCACTTCAGCAATCGGTGGATCAACTTCCGCATATCCACCATCAATCATGGTAACTCCACAAAACATGGCCACTGGTGATTTCTACCAAATAACATCTATAACTGGGTCAGGATTTAATATAAAGTTTTTAAATTCAAGTGGTACAGTTATAAGTAGAAACTTTAGCTTTTCAGCGGTAGGATATGGCAAAGGAGGTTAATTAATGTCTAGTAAACAACATGATTATGTAATTGATAATGCCTCTGGAAGTGTCGTAAGAGGAGACATCAATGACGTATTACAAGCTATTGTGTCTTTAAATTATGGACCTAATCAGCCAACAACTAGATATCCATATCAATGGTGGGCTGATACAACAGCAAATATTTTAAAGATTAGAAACTCTGCAAATGACGCTTGGATAAATGTTATTACTTTGGCGGGTGGTATAGATGTAGATGCCGCAAGTAATTTCAATGAAGATGTAGTTTTTTCTGGTGCTAGTGAAGAGTTACGTTTTGATAAGTCTGATAATGCTCTTGAATTTAATGATAATTTTAAAGCAACTTTTGGAAATAGTAATGATTTAATTATTCAGCATAGTTCAAATAAAAGCAGTATTAATGATGCTGGTACTGGCGATTTAGAACTACAAAGAGGTGGGACAGCAGTTTTTAGTATTGTATCTGGTGGTATTTCTCTAGCGGGTGGTGCAGCTTCTAATATCACTGCTTTATCTGATGGTGCGACAATTACTATTGATATGGCTACTGCCTGTCATCATTCTGTTACTTTGGGTGGCAACAGAACCTTTGCTGCCCCTAGTAATCAAGTAGTTGGACAAAGTGGGTCAATATTTATTACACAAGACGGAACTGGGTCAAGAACAGCAACTTTTAACAGTGCATTTAAATTTATTGGCGGTAATGCTCCAACATTAACAACTACTGCTAGTGCCACAGATCGGATTGACTATATAATAAAATCAAGTGGAGATATCCATTGTGCTGTTTCTCTAGATGTAAAATAAATGGCAATCATTCCAGCAATCAAAGACTTTACTGTAGATAGAAGAGCAGACTTTGGTTTACGTCTTACTTTTAAAGATTCAACAGGAACTGGAATAAATTTAACTGGTTATACTGTTGCTGCTCAAGTTTGGGAAGAAACAAGAACAACAAAATATGCAGACTGGGCGGTTACATATTCAAATAGAACAAGTGGAATTATAGACATAAAATTATCAGACACACAAACAGCAACATTTTCTCCAAATGAGCTTAAATATGATGTTTTATTAACAGACGGAAACGGAGATAAAAATTATTATTTACAAGGTACACTATACATAAGCGAAGGTTACACAACATGAGTAGTCCTAATTCTGTCACTGTAAGTCAGGTTTCTGATGTAACTACAGTTGAAATTACAACGCAAGGGCCGCAAGGACCCGCCATATCTGGTGTTAATTTTGATATATCTGGCAAAGTTGATGATGCGGTGCTGTATTATCACGCTGCTAGTGATACCATAAAAGCAGATAACACCACTACCAAACTTACACTCGTTAATGGAGGGAATTTTTAGGCCATGTCTAACACTATAAGAATTAAAAAAAGAGCAGCGTCTGGAAGTGCTGGCTCTCCTTCAAGTCTTTCTCCATCAGAATTAGCATTTAATGAAGCGGATTTAAAATTATATTATGGTTTTGGTGATGATGGATCTACACCACCATCTGCAAGTTCAATAATTACAATCGGTGGTTCTGGTGCATTTTTTAATAAAACAGATACTAGGGACGCAAATAGAATTTTAGCTGGCCCTACCTCTGGATCAGCGGCTGCTCCTACATTTAGAGCTTTAGTTAGTGACGATATTCCAGCCCTTGCACATACAAAAATTTCTGATTTTGACACAGGAGTTCAAGCAAATAGAGTTGACCAGTTAGCAAGTGCAACAAACCCAGTAACAGGAGTCACCCCGACTGCTGATGCTCATTTTGCGACAAAAGGATATGTTGATGGTGTTTCTCAAGGTTTAGATATTAAAGACAGTTGTGTTGCTGCTACTACAGGAAACATAACAATATCTACTGCTCTTAATAATGGAGATACTTTAGATGGTGTATCTCTTTCAACAAATGACAGAGTATTGGTCAAAGACCAGTCAACTGCTTCAGAAAATGGAATTTATATTGTTGGATCTTCACCAGCAAGGGCTG